CAGATAAATATAAAATCTTTTGAAGAAGTTCCTATACACCACACTAAAACAAAACATAAGACGGATATAATATAATGAGAGATGATCTTATGGTACAACAGCAGATAGAGGGTGAGTGGCAGCACATGGTAGCTGTCATCTGTCTTAATCAGACAGGACGTAAGAAGGTCAAGAAGGTATTACCAGAATTTTTTGAGAGATTTCCTAACGCGTGGAAATTATTATTATCGAACACAGATACGATCGCAGAGATGTTAAAAGATCTCGGCATGAAGAATGTCAGGGCTAATAGAATCTGGAGGATGTCCTGTGATTTTATTAACTGGGATGGCAAGGACGCGACAGAATTATTTGGTATCGGCAAGTACGGCAGTGACAGCTATAGGATATTTTTTAAGAATGAGATACCTGATAATGTTCAGGACAAAGAATTAAAACGATATATACGGGAGGAGATGTGATTAGTAGAAAGTTATTCGGGCCTCCGGGCACAGGGAAAACCACAAAGCTCTTACGATATGTTAAAACATTTTTAAAACTAGGTACACCTATAGATAAGATAGGATACTTTGCATTTACAACCAAAGCTGCAAACGAAGCTGTGGATAGAATGTTAGACTATCACACGGCATTTGAGAGAAAAGATCTCAAACATTTTAGAACCCTACATTCTCTTGCATTTAATCAACTTGGTATGAAGAAAGCTCAGGTCATGCAGGATGAACACTACGAGGATATAGGTAAAAAATTAGGTATAGAAGTTACAGTTTATTCTAACGGTGAGGAGTCTACAGGATTTATAAATTCTGATAGTGAGTATTTTAATTTAATAAATGCAGCTAGAATAAAGAACATACCTATTGAAGAAGAATACAATACCGACATGTACTCACAGGACATGGACAAAAGATTATTACAGATTATTTCTGATGAGGTACAAAACTACAAAAATGCCTATCAACTAGTGGATTTCACAGACATGATAGAAAAATTTATTGTGTCTAAATTGTGTCCAAAATTTGACGTGGCTTTTATTGATGAGGCACAGGACTTATCACCCATACAGTGGAAAATGTTCAATATTATCAAGGAAAATAGCAAATATGTTATACTAGCAGGCGACGATGATCAAGCAATTTATGGCTGGGCAGGCGCAGATGTAAAAAAATTTCAGCAAGAAATTTCAAAAAAAGACATAATTTTGCCACAATCTTACAGGGTTCCACAGAACGTACAATACTTAGCAGATAAGATATTAAAATTAATTCCAGACGATAGACGTGTACAAAAAAATTGGAAAGCTAGAAAAGAACAGGGCACAGTAAATTATATATACAGTCTTGAAGACGTGCCAATAGACAAAGGTAATTGGTTGGTGCTGGCTAGATACAATGACAAACTAAATAGACTCAAACCTTTTTTAAAAGAACGTGGTATTTATTTTGAATACAAAGATAGAAAGAGCTACAAGGTAACCTTGTTTAGAACCATTCTAAACTACATACGATGGCAGAAAGGTAATGACCTATCTCTACCAGAAGTAAAAGACATATTTGAATACACCAGCACTAAAGAAGATTTGAAAGAAGAAAGGATGTACAATCTGGAAGAGTTTGGTTATGATAAAAACATACCATGGTATGATGAGTTTACATCTGATTATGAAGAGTGCCTATACATAAGAGAGATGTTAAGCAATGGAGAAGAATTAAGAAAGGACCCAAGAGTAAAATTATCTACGATACATTCTGCAAAAGGTGGTGAAGCAGATAATGTATTACTAATATTAGACAACACAAAAACAATACGAGAGGCATTAGAAAAAAGCACAGACAAACAGGATGAAGAGCACAGAGTCTGGTATGTAGGTGTAACTCGTACAAAACAAAATCTGTATATCATGGCAGCAAAAAAGGAGGATCAAGGTTATGACATCGAAAGTTTGGGATAAGCAGCACGGTGGGAGTCACTACCAAAAGTATAAAATTCAACCAAGTAAGTTTGTAGTGGAGAATGAATTGCTATATCCAGAAGGTTGTGCTATAAAATATATTATTCGTCATCGCGACAAGAATGGGAAGGAAGATATATTGAAAGCCATACATTTTTTAGAAATGATTATTGAGAGGGACTATAGTGAAAATTCCTAAGTTTGAAGCACAGACAGAGTGGGTAAAACCTAGTGAGTTTCCTGACTTACGTCATGTAGATGAAATAGCTATTGACTTGGAGACAAAAGATCCAGATCTATTAAAGAAAGGATCTGGTTCTGTTATAGGTAATGGTGAGGTCATTGGTATTGCAGTTGCAACAAAACATTTCAAAGGATACTTTCCTATTGCACACGAGGGTGGTGGTAACATGGATAGATCTAGAGTATTAGAATGGCTAAAAGATATTTTAGAATCACCAGCAACAAAAGTTTTTCACAATGCTATCTATGATGTTTGTTGGTTACGGGCAATGGGATTTAAAATAAATGGTGACATAGCTTGCACAATGATAGCTTCAGCACTAACTGATGAAAATAGATTTAGATATGATCTTAATAGTTTATCATGGCATTATCTTGGTTATGGTAAGAACGAGGCTGCACTTGCAGAGGCCGCATCAGAGTGGGGCATAGATCCAAAATCAGAAATGTACAAATTACCTGCGATGCATGTTGGTGCATATGCAGAACGTGATGCTGAAGTAACACTAGGACTTTGGCAAGAGATGAAAAAAGAAATTATTAATCAGGACCTGGAAGATATATTTGATCTAGAGTCTGATCTGTTTCACTGCCTGGTTGACATGAGATTCAAAGGTGTGCGCGTAGATATAGAACGAGCTCATGCAATGAAAAAAGAATTAATAGCACAAGAAAAAGAATTACTACATAAGATAAAAGGTGAGACTAATATCGATACACAGATATGGGCAGCTAGATCTATTGCAAATGTATTTGACATATTAAGATTAGAATATCCACGTACAGAAAAAACTTCATCACCATCTTTTACAAAAAACTTTTTACAAGAACACGAACACCCTGTTGTTAAGATGATAGCACAGGCAAGAGAGATTAACAAAGCACACACAACATTCTTAGATTCTATCCTACGTTACGAACATAACGGTAGGATACATGCAGAGATAAACCAATTACGTAATGCTGGGGGTGGCACGGTGACTGGTAGGTTCTCCTACCAGAACCCGAATCTACAGCAGATACCGGCTAGAAACAAAGACCTTGGACCTAAGATAAGATCTTTATTTATACCCGAGGAAGGCCATAGATGGGGTGTATTTGACTATTCTCAACAAGAGCCTAGGCTAGTGGTGCATTATGCTTCTTTGTATAAACTACCTTCTGTCTATGATGTAGTCGATGCATACAGCAATGACTCTAGCTCAGACTTTCACCAGACTGTTGCAGACATGGCCGACATACCTAGAACACAAGCGAAGACAATTAATCTTGGATTATTTTATGGTATGGGTAAAGCTAAATTACAGGCAGAGTTGGGTGTAACAAAAGACAAAGCTGCAGATTTATTTAATACATATCACTCACGTGTACCATTCGTAAAACAATTAATGGAAAAAGCATCAAACAGAGCACAGGATCGTGGACAGATACGTACCCTGCTGGGTAGACTATGTAGATTTCACCTGTGGGAACCAAACCAATTTGGTATGCATAAAGCATTGCCTCACGAAGAAGCACTCAGGGAACATGGACCGGGGATCAGGAGAGCTTACACATACAAAGCACTAAACAAATTAATACAAGGATCAGCTGCGGACATGACTAAGAAAGCTATGTTAGAGCTATACAAAGAAGGTATCATACCGCATATACAAATACATGATGAATTAGATATATCTGTTGAAGACGAGTCACATGCAAAAAAAATAATTGAAGTGATGGAGAATGCTGTTACACTAGAGGTCCCAAATAAAGTTGACTACGAACATGGGGACAACTGGGGTGAAATACATGGATAACTATGGCTTATTTAAATGCTAACATACCGGTAGAATACGCACAAATTCGTAGAGAATATTTATATGACCTTAAAAAACATCATGGAGAAGTTGAAGACTGTATCATCTTTGGTATTAGTTCTATTACAGGTCGTAGCACGTTATTTCATGCCATCATGGAAAACGGTGCAGTCTTTTATAGACTACCTATCTCAGCTTTTATTCAACGTGGATTTAAAGTTGAGGACGTACCTAAACGTAGACTTGATGAGCTTCAGCTCTGGAATTCTTTTAGTTACTATCCTGCTGTTACTAATTGGGATATCTTAACAGGTGTATCTGGTAAATATATAGGCAAAGATAAAAAGTGGCACCCAGGTAAATACTTATTTACCATTGACTTTGCTCATCCAGAGAGTAACATACTTGACACTGATCATTCAGAAGTACCGCACGAACACAAGTGCGCACACATAATTGCATTAGATGATGGTAATTATGCGGCACAGCCAAACAATAGATGTATATGGGACTTACCTTCTTTTACTGTGAAGGACGATATTCCAGACTGGAAGGTCCAAACATCTGAATGGAATGTAGAAGATACAGGTCAATGGAAAACAGAAGACACTGATAACTTTTTCTACGAAATTGAGGAGAAAAAAAATGATTAAAAAAATTAAAAATAAAATTAAAAACTTATGGAATAAGTTTGTAGCATGGCTTTTTAGTTGGCAAAAATAATGTCTAAAAAACCACTTACTATATCTGAATCTGCAGCCGTCCAAATGCCAATGAAGACGGTTGCCAGTCTAATAATTATCGTAGCACTCGGCACCATGGGTTACTTCCAGATGGTAGAACGTCTAAACATTGCAGACACCAAGATCAAGATAATGGAGCAGGACGTGGAACAGAATACAGAATTTAGAATTAAGTGGCCGCGTGGACAGATGGGTTCATTGCCCGCAGATTCTGAACAATACATGATGTTGGAAGATATTTATAAAACTTTAGATCGTATAACGAAACATATCGACGACATGGCTCTAAACAAAGTGAACATAGAATTCTTGACAAAGCAGATGGATAAGGTTCTAAATGATATAGAAAAATTAAAAGACGCAAACAGGGATATTAAATACAATGGCAACGGGACGTATAACTAAAAAAGTTTTAGATTACATAGCTGAGATAAATAGGACAGCTAAACAGATGAAATATGTGAAAGAGCTAAAGAAATCTGTGGAACATGGTAAGAATGGTACACAGAAATATGTTGTCAAAGAGGGTGAGAACAAAGGTAAAGTATTATGATAGGTTTATTTTTTATAGGCACTATATTCTCAATTGCTATATTATATGTGCTAATAAATGTGAGGAAATATGATTGAGTCTGTGGTGGCCCTCCTGATGTTTATCAACGGAGAAATCAAGGAGCATAGAATACAGGATAACATGGCTACATGTTTACGTGGCAAGAGAACTGCTGAACGTGAATATTCAGAGTCTGTATCCTACAAATGCTACAAGGGTAAGGCAGAGACAGAGATCTACATGGGAGAAAAATCCATCAAAGCTTTGATATTAGATTGATGTCTAAAAAACCCATGAAAATACATACAGAAATAGTAAATGGTGTATGCCCTGAGTG